ACCTATTATTACTATCTATTCTATCTATTACATGATGTAATATGTTAGATAGCCTATGTAGAGCTATAACTAACATAAAAAATACAAACACAGACGATAGCGCATACACCCCGACTATTAGGTATATCATTGTCATATAAAACAAACTTACCCACACTGAAGTACAGTAAGGGCAGTCTAGTAAATCATGTAAAAATTTTATACCCTTATTATTGGATCTACTAAACAAAAAAGATCTTATCGGTTTAATTATTTCAGACTTACTTAAAATATTTGTAACCGCTTCAATGTTTAGTATCAATAAAATAAATAATAAAATATACATATATCAATTTCCATTTAGTATAAGTGCCCCACATATTATATGGGGGCACTAAATTACAATATTATACTATTATAGTGATCTATCTATTACACCGATAGATACCATTCTTGGGTCAAGACATGCGAAACCAATTTCTTCCCAACCAAAGAACCCAGCTTTCTGGGAACGAAGCAGTGTAGGATCATCATACGCTTCGTAGTCTTTTCTAATAGGCATTACAAGAGAATCATTAGCAGTAAGGTCAAAACCAACTACCTGTGTTTCACCAAGTGTAGCAATAGTACCATCAGCATTTGTCACATTAGGATTATCTAATTGATATGCTTGATACATTTCACTACCATCAGCTGTAAATTTACCATAAGCTGATGCATTACCATTAATGTTGTAAAGACCAGTTGCACCGAGATGCTGAATTTCATTCAACATGACATTCCATATTTTTCCCATACCTGCTGCCTGAAAAATTTCTCTTCTAGTTACAGGATCGATGTCTGTATCAGTCCATTCTCTGATATCAGCAGCATCTTCAGGTGATACATATAGATCGGTGAGTGTTCTTCCTACTCTCTTAAAACCAACAATCATTCTATTAATTAATTCTTTTGACAGATATCCAGCACCAGTAGATGCAGGATTGATCTCGTAAATAGGCGCGGGACGTGATCCTAACAGTCCTTTACCAGAAAAAGCGGAAGTAGCGGCAGGTAAAATTACACGCCATCCACATTCCTCTTCATAACCAGCGATCGCTTTAGCGGCTTTTTCAGCGGCACGTTGAGGTATATCAATTCTTGAATCTCTAGCATAAGTAAGTTTCCAATCACCTGCAGCGTCAACTGTAAATGTAGGAACATATACCTCTTCTCCGATACCTTCAATGAAGTTCTGAGCGACATAACCGAGACCTGGCAGGATCCACACTGGGATTTCAAAATCTTCCGCTACTGGGTAAACTGCCTGGGCACCAGGGCCGAGTCTTTCAACAGCAAATAGCTGTCTCATAATGGATTCACGCTCAACCGCTTGAAGGATAGGTGTAGTGAGAGCTGCGGCGAACGCCTTATATGCAGCCATACCTTCCGGAGTATTAATCGAAGCCGTTGCCCTAAAAAGTTTTTGCATTTCCTTTCTATCCATAATAACAATATCCTCCTTCAAGAGTTTTGGATACGCTTAATTAATGACAAACGTATTGATCCATAATTCAACTTATTTTTATAAATACTTATATTAAGAGTTTTATTCTAATAGGATACAAGGTAGTGTTATTAATATTAGCTTCTACCTGTGCTGCACTAGCGCCTTTAACAACTCTAGCAACAGAAGCTGATACGCCTGTAGGCACATTAGCATTACTATTATTTACCTTACATTCAGCACTTGTTTTATCAACATAGAGAATGTCACCAGGTTTCATAACATCTGTTCCAGAAGTTTCTACGGCATAATGAACTGTATCCCAAATACCTAAATGAGCTACGCCAACAGCAGCGGCTTTTGTACCACTGATTTGACCATTAGCATTATACTTAGGTTGCGCAATAACGTCTGACGAACCTAGATCACCAGGCATATAAAACCCAGATGGGTGTACTTGGTGATAACCAGATTTTACCTTCTGCATTAAAAATCCAAATGGTAAATTCTCTGGAGATGTATAAGTAGATATAGCATCATAAAGACCAATTATTGCTTCCTGATTTGCAGCAGCATTAACAAGGTAACATACAGAACCAGCATAAGCCAACACAGCACCTACCCCAGTACTAGTACTTGTTTCACCAAACTGACAAAATTGATTCTCAACCACAGGATGTCTGGGAATAAACATAATTACCATTCCTCCTTATCTTATAATTTAATTAAAATATTTTTCTATCTTGTTGCTTTTGACTTAATACTATCTGCCATTGCGGCACCAAGTTCACGGTATTTAGATACCATGTCTTTGTTAGGCTCGGCTTCCATATTAAGTGCAGCTGCTATAGCCCTCTTAGGGTCAATAGGATCGAATACATCGTCAGAATCTATAGAAGCAACTACCTCATCTTTAAATGAAGCAAATGCCTCGTCATCCATTTTCTGAATTTTGGCAATTTCTGCCTCATCAACAATGTCAGCTCCGACTAATTTCAGTTCTTCGAGTCTTGCAGCTATTAATACTTTTTGTTTTGCTTTTTCTTCTTCTGCGTCTTTTTTAGCCTGAGCAGCTTGAGCAGCCGCTAAAGCGTCTGGACTATTATCAGTCTTACTTTCTAGTTCCTTAACAATAAAATCCCTAACTGACACTAATTCATCCTTATAAGAAGCAAAATCTTCTTCACTCATATCTCTAACTTTTTCACACTGAGCTTCTTTATTAGTAGAAGCTATTCCTGCAGTTGTGAGAATTTCCATTCTATCTTTTGATAGCTGATCTTTACGCATATCATCCAGACTTTTCTCAGCAGTAGCAGCCCTTTCGGTTAGTTGTTCTTTTTCCTCATCTAACTTCGCTTTTTCATCTTCAAGAGCCTTTTTATCATTCGACAATTCACTCAATTGAGATTCAAGTGAATCAATTGTTTCCTGTAAACTTGAAACTTCAGCCTTATGTGTTTCATCTTTTGCCTCTAAAGATGCATTAAGCTGTGTAATAGTTTCAGCAGCATTAGTCAAAGCTGTTTCAGTTTCTTTTCTCATATCAGCTTCTTCTTTTTGCTTGAAGATTTTATCAACGATAGTCTCAATGTTCTGTACCAGTTGATCATTCATAGAAATTAAACCTCCTTATAAAGTTTTCGTAAATTTGTAATAAGCTACCAACCCCACGTTTATTTAATATCTCAAATTTACTTATAATCCTTTTCCTTATAACCTTAAAACTTAATTACATAGAATTCGAATCACGTCTCTTCCAAATCTGGTTTGACGAATTAGAATCAAATACAGCACTATCACCTAAAAACACCATTACATCAAAGTCTACATTAATAGCAGCTACAGATGATGTAACTTTTAAAGTGGCTGTATTCAAAGTAGTGTCTTTGTCTATATAATATCTTCCAACATCATCATCACTATTTGGCAGTACACTAAATCTACCTTCTGAAAGTTTAAAAGAACTAAACTCTACACCGCTAGCTACTAATATTTCATTAGTACCTGATGCCAATGTTACTGTAGTAGCCCATAGAAAAGGCACCCTACGTCCATTACCTAAGTTCTTATATAAACACGCATCTTTATCATCCGCATTTACTCTTACAACTTTAGGTATACTCCTACCTGATAATTTTGCTTGTGGCATGAGCGATTACCTCCTTATATTTTTTTAATTACTTTTTTTAATTCTTTTAATAACCCGCCTCGTTTATCTGTTTTATTCATTTCTAACAACTTCGATTCGGCGTACGATGCTGCCTGTTGTGCTATTTGATTACGTAAACAATTTGGATCAGTTGTATCACGTCCAAAAGAAGTACAACCAGACTCATATAACGTACACCAATTTTCATGTAAAATCTCAGTGTCAGGGCCAACAGGTTCGTTGGCATATAAATATTTTTTATAACTTACACATATACCAATACTTGTCTGTGATCTAATATCTTCAGCACTAATATCAGCTTTGGTTTTTTTAGTTTTTTTAATCGGTATATCAATATCTCCTACACCGTCTATTTTATCCAAATCAACCAAAATAGCTTCTTTATTTTTATTTTTTGATTCTGCGGCAGTAGTAAATATTAAAGACCTAGGATTAGCGGGTTTTTCTACTAAACCACATCCAGAAAACATAAGGTCTCTTAGTACTCTTGCTATTTCACCAGAAGCTACTTGTACACCACCTTTGATTATATCTGCAATTCTACCAATATTATCAAACGATGCAAGTCCCATAACTTCAGCTTCCTGTCTACTCATAATTAAGTTACCTACTTTAATATCATAGTCCTGAAAATACGTCTCCATTGATAGTTTCCATTTATCATCTGTAACCTCTTCAGCCATCTCTGGAAAACGACTTTTATATATAATACCACCTATTATTATATCTAAATCCATCATATCAAGTGCTTTTTCATCCATAGTTGATAAAGTTTCTAATTCTAGTTTATTTCCAGATTGATCTACGAACGCACTAGAATATATATGTCCCACTATAACATCTTCTTCGTGTTCTATGTCAAGTGGTTTATTTATTATACTATTAAATGATTTAACTAATTCAGATGGCATAAAATAAGCATGATTTAAATTTTCACCAGAAGAAACAAAGCAACCAGTAAAAAATAACATATCAGGCGTTTTATTTTTCGGAAACTCTACAATAGAAGCTACTTCTCTCATAAGATCTTCAGTACTATCTATTATATTAATTTCAGCCTCTAGTAGTATAGGTTTGTTTTTAGACACAAGTAACCCCTCCTATAAAAAATGTATACATATATTCCTACTAATAAGAAAGTTAGATAATTACAAGTTATTTAAAATTCAATTATATTAGGATAAGCTTGATAAAAAACCTTCAGTAAATGACTCAAATTGCTCATCTGTCATAATTTTTGCAGCTTCTCTCAATATACTTGCTGCCTGGTTATTTGGTTGATTACTCGGTGATTGGTTTGGTACTTTAGTAGTTTTTGAAACTTTTGTTTCTTTTGATTTAGGTTTAGCTACTTTACCTTTTGGTCTACCAGCTGATGGTGTTCCAACAGGAGCTTTTTGTGTAGGCTGTATGCCATCGGAACTTTTTTGAAATGGGCTACCTACTATACCTAGTGTACCATCCAGAACACTAGGTAGTTCTAATTCCATATTTGAAAATTCATTATCAAATTCAAACCCAAGTTGTTCTGTTGCAGTACGGTAAGATATCATTCTTCTATCTACCAATTGAGAAATAGTACTCATATAAAGTATAATATCTTTAAGTACAGTATTGTCCCACCTAACTTTAGGGAATCTATCAAATCCTTGTGATTCAGCTATCTCTCTATATTCATTATATATCCAGCGTTCTACTTGAGAGCGTGCATACCATACTTCCTCACTAATAGTTCTAGCTAACAGTGCGGCTTCAGCTTGATCAATATCACCTGTACCATCTATAAGAGCCCTAGACATAGCTATTGCACCAGTAATATCTTGATTTACTTGTAAATATTTGTCCTGTCCAAGAACTGCTTCTATCTCAGGAGACACTATTTTTTCAATATTCAAAGTGTGATTCCAAACCACATCAAATGATTTAGACGTTGTATCAAATAAATTTGCAACAGCGGTTAGTTGTGATTGTTCTGTCACAGGAAACTCATCGTTACCAACGGTTATTTTTAATATATAATTTGTTATACCATCTAGTGTACTAAGATCAGCTTGTCTTAAAGCATTTTTATATTCTATAGCCTCAAACGCTTTAACACCTCTAGGCCTTGGATATCTTTCATAAGGCATTTTACGGTAATCAACTGAACCAACATACTCACTAGGTAAATCTATACCACCACCTTCTTCTACACTTTTCTTGAAGTCACTTGGTAGTAACTTAATTATTTCTTTTTCTTCTGTAGTAAGTTCAGAACTAGGTTTAGATAATAGTTTTTTCAATTCATCTGACGGCTGTAATGTAACCTTAGTATCATTAAATAATAAACTCCCATTAATTTCTAAACTAAGTGGATTTAATATTGTATACCTAATAGGCATATAACCAGATGACCACTTTTTTTTCTTTTGAGCAAGCTCTTTATTCTTAGACAACAATTGTGATCTTCGTTTATTAATTCTTTCAGCTCTAGCTGATATTTCTTTTAATATACTTCGTTCTACTTTAGTGCCCGGTATATTAGATAAATAAGTTATACCTGGCTCATATTTACCTACTGATTTATACGTTCTAACCATTCCTACTCTAAACAAATCAAAAAATATCCAATTAATTATTTCTTTAAAGTTAACATCCAAATTCCACACATCAAAAAATAACTTTATATCAGAATCGTCAGAATCATTTTCAAATCCCTTTGATGATAAATTTGTTAGAACATCAATAGTTGAGCCATAAATATCCTGCTCAACATAATATTTCATTGATCTCTTAAATAGTTCTTGTGGCGTATCCTCGTAAGGAGCTCTATAATTCTGAGATAAATCTAAACCAGACCTATCTAGAGTTTGTCTTCTCACAGTAGCGGCACGCTCTACTGTTCTCATTTTAATAGCATCTTTAGACTCTAACCCAGCTAATACTTTTTTAGTTGGATGTACGTACAAAGACGCCTTACTACCATCCCATTCTATCTTATGCAAACCGATGTCTGGATAATTTTTCTTTAGGTCAGCAGTTACTTTTGATATATCTTTAGAATCCATAAACTATATCTCCTATTAATACATATACATATGTATATTATATATTTAATCACTAAATTAGGTTTTATCCATAGCACTTCTTTCTATAACATCATTATTGTTACTTTTATGCCACACATCAGCCACCTGAAATGCTCCTTTTAATCCCATAATAATACCTAATATAGAAACAAACTGTATATTTGTTATTAACCCAATACCTAATAATACAGTAATCAAAATCATAACCCATATTTTAACAGAAATAAATTGAGCAAAAAGTTTCTGAAACCATTTATCCCAAAAAATATTTTTTACTATAAAGTAGTTTTTGGTTTGTTTTGCGATTAGTAATGAATCACGTCTTTGCTTAAACTTACTATCGATAGACATCTGTAAATTATCTATATCTGTTTGTACTTCATTTAATACTTCACCAACAGTTACTTTATCAACATTATCTATTTCTTTTTCATTCATAGCTAACAATACCTCCAAAAAAAATAACACCCCCACTAATAACTAGGAGGTTAGTTAAATTATTATAGTTTTCGTTGTAACACAGCGTCTTTCATATAGTCTTTACCAACACCAGTAATTTTGTTTGAAGTGAACGTATTAGTTCCACTATGATGCCTAATAAGACCTTCAGTTAATTTTGGATCAACCCGTTCCATAGTATTAGTCATTTCTTTCACACCATAAGATGCCAATATCATAGCTGAATATAAATCCTTATTTTGACCTTTTTTAGGTGTATCAAAGTGTCTTACGCCTCTAGCTGTTTCTGTAACTATTATACTTAGCATCTGAGACTTTAACATCTTTACCTCATCATACATACGTTCTTCTATTTCTGATGATGTTCTAGGTATATTAGGGAATCTTAATCTATTGTTTTCAAGTAATGATAGTGTATCAAAGTTGGCATCTGATATCCAAGTAGGAGAAAAATTAATCATACGTAATATACGTCGTCCATGTAAATATTTAGTATCATCATCGTCCATATCTAATATTGGTGTATTATCACCGTATCCCTCTGCTAGTAAATCTTTTATTGCGTTTCCACCACCTTGAGCATCCATAAATATTCTTACTATATTAAAACTACTTATCAATCTCTGCACTGATTTAGTCATTTCTTGCGTTGATTGTTTTTTAATACCGCGCACATACACTATCTTATTTGGTGATCCAAGCTCTACCACAATTAATCCAAATAAAGCTGATCCACCTTGATTTGGATCTATTCCAAGTATATATTCCTTACCAGATTCACCTCTTAATTTTATAGTAAAATCACTATCTCTAGTACACGATTCTAGTAACGAAGCTTTAAAAAATCCCTCACTATCAGCTACCATAGCTGCTTCATATTCCATCATAAACTCTATATTAGACATAGTTCTACGAGCTTCGTTGACATTGTTCATATCCAGAAATCCTTTAGGTAACATCTGATAGGGTACTTGATGAACTGCGTATTTAGTATTAGTACCTTCTTCCTTCATGGCTTTCCAATATGATTTCATTCTATGCCACATATGATTAAATTTATAATACCCAGATGAAGTCATTATCATCTTATTAGCTGAATCTTCAATCATATCATCTTCTGTTGCCAATCCTTCATCAATTAATTTCTGTATACGTTCGATTTCACGCACCTTTAACATAGGCTCTAATTGAACAGCTGCCATTGGTCTAATTACCATATCAATTATATCAGTAGGCATCTGAGCTAACTCGTCTATTTCTATTAGATAAAAACGTGACCCTCTAATTTTAGCACCATCAACACCTATAGGTAATGCCTCTATATAACTTCCGTTAGAAATATCGGTGCCTTTGAATTTAAGAAAACACGTATCAGCGCCTCTAGTTGGTTTCTTTTCTGTAGCCTCTCTTAAAAGTGGAGCTCTTTGATAAAGTTTTTCAACTTCGGCAAATATCATCTTTGAATTATGATTTATAAAACCACCTGCCCAATAACAAGATTCATTTTCTACCTCAGCATCAATAGTCGGTGCAAAAAAATAATCTGATTCAACCATCTTAACAAAATAAAATCCTTTGTTCTTATACTCTAAAAACTTATCATAATCTTTAGAAATTATATTCTTTGGAAGACCTAAATCATAAACTATACTATGTGTTCTCTTTCTATTCTTTAATCCATTTATAAAACCATTCAGTTTATTTAATTTATATTCACACCTAAAACCTATAATATCCCTAAATTTTATTAAATTACTATACCATGTTATTCTAACTTTATAAGATGTAGCACATTCAGAATACTTATCTCTACCTATTAGTTTTTTCCTACATGCCTTACCACTAACGCAAAAACTAGATATTATACCTAAATTAAGTAGAACTGATTGAACTTCTTTAGCTAATTGTAAAGAACTAGTACTTAAAGATACTTCACATGAATTGTAATGATCATAGTTTTGTGTGTAACAACTACCATCAGTATCAAATAAACCACTCAAAAAATTAACAATGTTTTCCTTGGATGCTTTTTTTATAGATGTTGGTATTTTTTTATCTAATGCAGTAGTACTAGTAAATCCGCATTCAATTAAAAAATCACATAAATTTTTATTTGAAATATTTAACTGAATACATCCAGCATCAGTTTTTTGGTAACTACCAACATTATCTATACCAAAGTATTCACACATATATTTTTTAAAATATTCCAATAAATCATCATCAATTGAAGTAAAATTAACTCTGTATTTCCTTGGTTTATATGACACACAACCATCCCCTATAATTAATCCAAATAAATAGGACATGTCTGATGTTAATTCAGTAGGAAATTTACAACTATTAGTACGCCAATCACCAATAAGATTACATTTAGGTAATATGTTATCATTACCAAAATAATTAAATCCTGTTTTAATAACTATGTTATCATCAATAGACACATCCTGTAAATCTTTAAAAACTATATTACATTTATCATCTAATACTTGTATAGCATGATCAACAGTCCCAGACAATTCAAACCCTTTAGTGGTTTTTATATATCTACATGCTCTATCTGGATTCTCCCATTTACTAACAATTTTATTTTGTGATTCAGATGACTGAACTAATGTATGGTTCGATTTTATAGAATTATAAAACTCTATAGGTGTAGATTTTAAACCTTCATCCGTCCAGAAAGTAGTACAAGTATCTGATAATACAAGACTTTGTCTAAAAGACGGTCCTATTAATCCTATCCTATATCCAGGATACAACATAGCATGTAACACTGCGTTTATACCTAACAAAAAAGTATTATGGTTTATAAAACCATTAGTAAAATAATTAGGTTCTCCGTCCATACTAATTTCGAAATCATAACAATCACCCTTCCAGTCATCTACTGATACTATAGTGTCAAAATAATAGTTATAGTATAGTATATTGTATAATTTCTCTATATCGTGTTTAACTCCAACTAAATCAAATCCATTATTAATAACGTATTTACATTGAGTTAAAAATTCAACAATACTTTTATATGTTAATTCATTTTTATTAGATAATTCAACGGTGAGATTTGGTTTTATTTTAACTTTATACACATCATCATAATATTTAGATATTTTAGCACATAAATCAAATACATAAGGTATAACAGCCTTGTCTATATCTAATTCTTCTGTGTCATAGTAACTATCTAATATATTTTGTTTTCTATAAAGTGTAAAACCTATTAGTTCTTTAAATCTATAAGCGTCTTCTGAAGATATATCTAAGAAATAAGATTTATTCAATTCAGATTTAATTCTTTTTTCATACAATCTACTTGTAATACCAAAGTTAAGAAGCATTAATTGAATCTCTTCTAGTAATTTTCTATACAAAGAACAGCATGACACACTACCATCTGTATTAACATCACTATTTATATCAAAATAACCTTGTAGAAATGATATCTGTGATTCACGACTAGATGTTCTTATTGAATATGGGACTAATTTATTAATTTTATATTTGTAGAAAAAATAATCAAATTCTTCAAATAATATCTTATCAGCACTTTCAGTTCTTTTATCATAAGTTATTTTATAATCAACCTTGTTATTAATACAATAATCAATACAAAAGTTTTTTATACTCAATTCACTACTAATAACACTTTGGTTATCATTAATGTCTACACAACCACATCCAACAAATAAACCAATTAAATAAGCGTCAGCACTATCTATAATTAAACCACCGAATATATTTTGATTACGCTGAATACATACAGTATCACCAGGAATAAAATCAGATAAACTTTTATATATAAAATCACAATTATCATTAATTGTAAGTAATGGGTGATGATTAGATCCCCTATTTACAAATCCACTATAAGTCTCAATACGTTTACCCTCTATATTACTTTCTAAACACAGTCTTTTAGTAGGTTTAAAACCTTCTGAAGTATATATCCTATCATCCCAATCTATTATTTCCTCTTCACCATCACTTAGATAAGAAGGAATTGGTGGCAGTTCTTCATATAAATAAACCAAACCTTTATTATCAAAATGAGTTAAGCTATTAATATCCTGGCTTTTTCCAAAACCACGACCAGCCACTGATATACAATAATTCTTAAACCACATATCATTAAGCACTATACGCTGTATAGGAGCTAAATCAACTTTTAATAAATCATAAGCAGCTAATATAGGATAGTTTCTATAGAAATCAACTAATGAGCCGCCTCTATTAAACAATAACTCCATATCTTCATAAATATCTACCGGCATATATTAATCTTCCTTATCAAACGAATCAGCATCTTGGTCTTGACTATTACCAACTAATGCACCAGACATTATAATTGATTCTTCCTCTGCTTTGTAATCAGCGTATTTAGATATCATGCCTTCCTTTTTTTCTTGATCAAAAGATACAGCCAAATCAACAATAGATAAACCTGAATATTTTTTTGGGTCTATTCTATCCTTACGTCGTGTAACTAAATTCTCTTTCAACCTTTCAGTTTGTTTTCTTATTCGCTCAACAGCACCAGATGCTTCTATTTGAGCATCACTGTTTCCTTTTGATGATTTTAATAGCCGTATCTCCAACACCCTATTAGTAGCTATAGACACTATATCATCCATATCATTAGCTGATAACTGACTCTCATCAAAATCACTTAGAAATAACGATATTAAACCGTTAAACATTTCTAATTCTTTTGGTTCAAATATATCAGATGATGGAATTAAATCAGACAACAAATCTTTAAATTTAGGTGGATTTTTAGGGCGTCCAACTGGTCTAGCCATGTTTATATACCTTTCAAATTATATTTTACATATTTTAAATTACCACAATCCCATATTCTGTCCCAACCTTCATTGATTCTATTCTGCCACTCTGTTCCTGTAACCATAGAACTTGACTTTCGTAACGTAAATCTGTGTCTACGCCTAGGATATTCTCTTTCAGAAAAATACCAATAGTTACATTTAGTATAATATTCAAACTTAAAGTTCAGTTTATCATATAAATTACCATCAGACCATCTTCTATCAGCATAGGATATTATCTTTTTCCATTGATAAGTTCTCTCAAAATACTTTAGTAATTTTGATGATCCACCAATTATAATATGATTTGTTTTTGAACAAAACCTCTGTAATTCCCACACACCGTTAGTGTGGTAACTACCTTTAGATATAGATTGTTTTGAAAATGTCATCACAGACACCAATTCATTATCATAAAACAGTCCTAGCTTTATACTAGACCCATTATAACCCTGTAAATGATATTTACTACAAAAAGTAGAAGCCTCATTAGTAGATATTTCTTTAACTACACATAATCTAGCATATAGTCTGGTTATATTATCATCTATACCTAATATATTTTTTAATCTACTAATAACAATATCTTTTTTTAATAACCACTCATCTTCAAAAACAGTTATTAATTTATAACCTTTTTCGTTACATAAATTCAGCTTGTTTAAATGATAGTTTCTATCTTTTCCAGCTAATTCTGAATGCCAATAAAGTCCGCAATATTCAATGGCAATTTTTTTATCTGGAATAACAATATCTAGTTCATACGGTGTAATTATAGATCTATCATTTTCTATAATTAATGTATTGTTATAATAACTACTAATAGTTTTAAATAGTAATTTTTCAGCTACTGATACGCCGTTTGAATTACATATTGGACATCTATTATTTTTAGTAGACCAATTATCCCAGCTTACATTATATGTATGATTATTAGAACATATTAATTCTAGCTTAGTTTTGGCATTTATATATTGATTAGATATTAACTTATACCCACCTGATTCAATATTATGTTTTACAAATTCTATATCTATTGGCGGTCTTTTAGAACAATGAGGACATCTTCTTGGTCGTGTTTTATTTTTCCAGTTAGACCATGTAATATAAAAGATATGCCCGTTATTACATATTAACTCTATATTAGTTTTTGCATTAACATATTCAGTGGATATCAATGTATATCCTTCATTACTAATGCATTCTTTTATAAATTCTATAGTTGGTTTTGCTAAATTTGAACAGTATGGACATCTATCACCTTTTTTCCATCCATTCCATGAAATAGAATGTTTATGTCCATTAGGACATATATAATCTAATTTACATCTACTGTTAATATAATTAGTAGTAAGTAGTTTATATCCACATTTATTAAATTCATTATTTATATATTCAATAGATAGTTTTTTCACAAACAGATAATCCTTATATTAAAGACAGTAACTCATTCAATTCATCTGACATTCCACTATTACGTAGTTCTTCTTTTAACAACATTAAAAATTCAGGAGTAGAGCTATGAGAAAAGTTTTCTATATCTGATCCATAACATACCTCAAGCTGACTTAAATATATCATACGCTTATTTGTCATTATGCCTTCAGTATCATCTATATCTGATCTATGTTCAGATAACCATTTAACGGCTTGCTTTGGAAACCGTCTATATTCTCTTTCAATACCTTTAGAAACCGGATCCCTTTTTCTAAAATATCTTATCAACGATCTCGATATCTTATCTCTAGTCTCTTCTGAATGAGGAGTGCCAGTTCTACTACGTCTGATTTTTTCCTTAGTTATATCACTTAACTCATATCCACATGGTCTACCACGCTTCTTTGTAGCGTTACCACCCATAAATTTTCCCTGCCTTTTACATTATATGTACGTCACTTACGTTACACTTTATAATTCGCTCAGAACCTAAAATTTCAATACTAACAGATAACTTATCACCATCTATATCAACTATAGTAGCAACCCATCCAATGAATGGTGTTTGAATTAATTTTACCACATCACCTTTACATAGATGTGTAGTAGGTGTCATATCAGCATAGTCACACCTGTTCTGTTCCTGAACTCTTAATATTTCATCATCTGAACATTTACCAACATAACTTGATATCCAATTACACTTTTCTATACTATCATCTGTAACTATATTGTTGTTATACTTTATAAATATATAATTTGAGTAAATAGGTATTTCTTTTATTCTAGTACCTTTTTTAGTTTTATACTCCTTTTCTGCCATTGGATATATAAAATCTTCTATAACTTTGGGTTCTGTACTTTTTAATTCAGATAAAAACTCCATAATACGCCTATGCCTATTAGCTGTAACAGCCCAAACATGCCAACTACTCATTTAATACCCTCGCATTTGTAAGTTTATTACATTCAGAACATATCACCATTATCGTGCCTTTAGGAGCGTTAAAAACATGTCCACATTTTTCACACTCAAACCATGTATATGATTTTCTTATAGGAGGTCTTGATATAGTGTAAGGTAAATTCTTTGAGTCTGCTATTTTACTTTCTTTACGTATTTTATCATTATGCTTTCCTATACCACCTTCAGGAATCCATCTTCGTTCTCCCATTATATACTTAATCCTTCCTTTCTTTGATAATCCACTTTAACAAAGCGTCTAGACGCTGTGTAATCAGCAAGATACACACAGTATTCCTCTGGTGTGAATTGATCCAACGGCTTATTATACTTCTTTATGGTCCATGGTCCATAATGAAAAAATACAGACCAATAAATTATATTTGCTGATTTTTTATCTAGCTTTGATTTAAATCCACCATTATACACTTCTGATATTAAATTAGCCATTATCTGTGGATGCTCTTTGATAGTGTGACCACACGACATAAGGCCTTGTTTAGCAAGATCATGTAGTATCGATGCAGAGCATACTTCATCTCTATGATTTTCACACCCAAGACCTCTAGATAAATCATAAGCCATAGTAAATACTCTACGAGTATGTATTATAGTGCCATCACCACCTAACTCATCTATAGGATGAAACTTACTAGACGAACTAGACGGGCAATCCTCAAATACATAATCAGGTGATACTCTTATACATTCCTTTGTAAAATCTAATATATCCTTATTACCCATCAAACTTAATTCATGCTTAAACGCTTTTACCTTTTCCTTGTAATCCATTGTATTTTCCCCTTTATTATGCGTATCTATTTACTATCAGTGGTCTTAATTTAACACTTTCCTGATTAAAATCAACACGTTCTGGTTGAATGCTAGGATTCTGCGCATTATAACCAGGCTGTGGTTGCCCATTTCTATATCCCCTCTGATTACTAAATGACATATATCTATCAGAAGTGTTTCTAGTTAAAGTCCATCCCTCAGTATATGGAATAAAATGTGGTGTTTGATAATCAGATAAAGTTGGCATTATAACCTCTCCTTGAGTTCCTTATACTCACATTCTAATTCTTTTTTCCGTTCATCAACATTTTCTTCGCTAGCTTTCATCCAACTCATTAGACTCATAACAAAATCTGGTATACCTTCACCAGACCATTCATATGATATTCTAACGCGCTCATTATCACTAACTTTAATACCTACGCTTGCGTATTTATAATCTCCACTCTTAGTGATGTCAGCGCCTACAATCTCTTCAGGTAAAAAACTTAATGTTATATCACTACTTTTTTTAGCCATTATAAAGCCTCCCTTGTTTTATATTATTTGTTACTAAAAGTGCTTCCACTGTATTTTCAGCTGCTTTGTAAAAATCATCTAATGTGCCATCGTTGTTTATTTCTATATCAAAATAAGATGAGTCCTTACAGTCCAACGCGGTTTCTGATTCATGACTCATTCCGTGTATAGTATCAGCTGATGAACGTAATAACCTTATTAATATACCATTTTTCTTTACATATTCGCACTCATTAATATGTCTAACATCAGTTATTATTATATTTTTATTATTACAATTTTTGATATTATTATCTAAAGCTCTTACCCAATAATTACTATCTATACTTCTATAAAATGACCCTACTTCTTGCATAATCTCACGTGGAGTCCAATACCAAGGTGGTAACCCTCTACCATCAGAGTATTCAACAGCAGCTCCTTGAGAAGAGCCTGGTTTCTTAAACACAGTAGACTCTTCTTTATTATCTCCCCATAATTGATCATACGTTAAATCAAACGAATCAGCACACATCTGTTTTAATATATTCGCAAATGCCATTTCATTAAAACCTAGATCATGTTTTTTAATAAATATATCTTTTAAATATTCCGCAAACGTATTTTTTCCTACCCGCGCTCTAGCTGCCAGTCCTATAATCATTTTAATACCCCCTTAATATCTTTTAAAGCTTTTTTTAATTCTGTGTCAAGTCTTTTGGATTCATTACTTATAACCTTAGACATTTTCTTTGCGGACTCTTCTATTCCTTTTACAATATTTCTACGTATAGGTATCAACTTAACAACGTATTCTTCACATTCTGATTCACATTCATATTTATTCTTATGAAATGACTTTATGTTACCGTCATCAGTAAATTCTACCCAGTATTTAAAAACTATACTTCTATTATCCACATCGATCTCTCAACACTATTTTTAATAGAATGTATATCTGTCTTAAGATTACGTATCTTTAGATATAAATCTTCAACATCTACACAAACAAAGCCTTGGGAGTATAACCTAGCATGCTCATTAGTATCACCTAATTTGCAAAAAAAATCTAGTTTATCTCCCATAACTTTTAATATATTTTCAGCGTCTGCTATACTAAATTCCTCTTCATTCAACTTGATTTTAGATATAGTCTTAGCTCTATCTATTATTATCATATATTTCTGACATTCTTTATATAAATTCTCAAGTTCCTTGATTTTATTTTTCAATAATTCCTTATTTAATTTAATATCAGCTCCATCATTAGCTACTGATATATTATTTATTCTTTTACATAAGTCATTTATTGATTCTATTATTAAGTCCTTTTCCTTAATAGCTTCTGCTAAATACACTTTTAATTTCTCCTTAAACCACTGCTTCTACATTATGAGCTTGAATACCCTTTTCTGTCTCAGTGATTTCAAATGTTACAGCTTGACCAGCTTTTAGTGTTTTATAACCTTCCATATCTATATATGAATAATGAACAAAATACTCAGTCTGCTCATCACCATCTTTAAATACAAACCCATATCCACGTTCCGCATTGAACCATTTAACAGTTCCAGTTACATTCGACATTCTTTTTTAATTCCTCCTAATAATTATTTTTTTTATATTTTGTGTTGTATTTGTATTATTATATTATTTATAAAGATTTTAACATAAAATATAAAAGTAATACAACATCTTTGGCTTATTTTACTACATAAGGCTAGCCATTTACATAACCTTAATAACCCGCATCCTTATCCTGTCCACTTTTTATAAACTAACCTTTTCCTAAAATATTTATATATATATTATAGAATATTTTTATCTATTTGCTAGATATTTTATAAACTATATCAAATATATACACATTTATTCATACCATTCAAGTTCTAAGTATGGTCTATTTGATGACCCATCCTCATATGTATGAACCAATCTTCGTTTAGATACAGTTGAACCATCCTCATCCATTAGTAACATTATTGCATTTCCACTTGACCAACCACCTCTATCTACAACTACCTGTAATTCATCTGCTAAATCTGGTGTATTATACCAAGTACCCTGTGTAAAAGTTTGAGGTTCCCATACTACACCACTAGTCATTGTTAAAGCTTCAGTAGTATCTACATCTGTTGGAGCTACAGCAGTATCTATATTATTGAACCCAACTTTTACTTTCACATACCCATCCCATTGTGTAGATGTATCAGATAACACATATAACACGGCTGATGTTATAGTAGCACCGTTAGGTATAGTTATATCAGGAAATCTAAAGAAAGCTCTACCACCATCACCAGACACAGAGCCAAATGTAGCAACATCACTATTATTATTAAAATACATAGCACCAACATTAGATATATGACCATCATCAGTACCAGCCGTTGATTTAAATGTACCAGAAACAGTAACATGTTCTATTACAGGTATAACATGACCATAACCAAGTGTATTACCATTATTCTGCATAGAAATAACAGTTTTAAGACCACTAGTAGTAGTCATCTCATAATATCCTGCAGATTTTTGTGCACTATCTTCTAATATCCAATCAGATTCATTAATAACCAGAACTATAGAATCAGTACTGGTCGTTCCAGAAATTTTATAGGTTGACATACTAAGATTCCTCCAAAGTGATATATGTTTTATTACATATAATACTTATTACAATACAGCCGCCATTAAACATCCGTTAGCAACAGCTGTCATTGGATCTTTGGCTAATCTAACTTCCTTAACATCAAATGCAAATTTCTTACCTACCATAGCATCCTCAAATTTATTAACAAATCCTCTAGCTATTGTTAATCCACCAGATACTACTATTGGTATTTCTTTTCTAAACGAAGGAAGTTTAGCTCTGTTTAATTCATATATAATATTATCTAATGCATAATTTATTAATACATTGTAATAAACAGTTATAGCCTCCTGTATCTTACCTTCAGGATTAAGAAGATCTATATTACCCTCTTCTTTTTCTATCTGAATCAAAGAAGCACGTTCATCCATAGCTTTACCAACTGACTGGTCTATCCAATCACCACCCCTGATTAATGAGAACTGAATTATAGGGTCACCTTCATAGCACACTGCGGTATTAACCATACCTGCACCAAAAGATAGACACATACCTGTCAAATTATCATCTAATAGTTCTGAAAATGCTATTGCAAATGCTTCGTTTATAGGTGTAGCTTCAAATCCCATTTCTTTAATATACGATTTCATCATTTCTGTATGAAAAAATATATCAAACTCGCCATCTACAGGCTCAGCTGGAACTGAAAATACTAAGTTACTGTCTCCATTACCATCACCTACTATACTTTTTATTATTAATTTAATCATTGGTAATGAATCTTTTTCTTTAGGTGATAACACACCTTTACTCATAGGACGTCTAGCGTCCACACTTCGTTCATTAGCCATAATTAAAGCATCTTCACCAACCACTATAAAATCACCAGATTCATCTATAATAAAATTAGCTTTTCTATTTTCTAATGCCATCCTAATACTTTTTTGGTTAACCTTAGATTTAGGTGTGATACGAAGAAAAGCATCTCGTTGTCGTTTATAAACTGTATTACCTTCCTCGTCCATAATTGCAGAAACTAACATATTAGTTCCTATATCTAATCCAACTCCACTCATAGTAAATCCTCCTTTACTCATTAATACTTATACTTGTAGGCTTAAACTTTTTATTATCTAATAAATTTTTAAGCTTTGCTACATCAGCTTTCATATCACGTCTAGAATCACCTTCTATAGACACATCGACATTTATATGAGAATCAAGTTCTGTAACAACTTCACTAATAGGATCTATAAATATTTTTTCGTCTATTACAGGTCTGTCATCATGGTAGTCGTATTGTGTTATTTTACCTGATTTTATTTTGTCTATAAGATCCATAATTTTTAATTTTAATTCGCCTACCTCGTCATTTTGATTTGATCTCAAATCAGAAATATCCCTATCTTTTTCTTCTATTTTTTTATCTTTAGTTATTATTTGCTCTTTTAACGTATTACATTCTTGCACATACTGGTCTACTTGTGTGTTGAGGCTCTTAATTTGACCCTTGGCTGCGTTTAATTGACTATTTAGACTACCAATACCACTTTCGTATCTTTGACGCACCTGTTGCGTCGTATGCTCGACCGCTTCTTTAATTTTTTGCTCAACCACATCAAAAGGTAAACCTAGTCCTTCAATATTTCTACTAGAATCTACCAAATCTTTTACTTCATTCATCTCTTTACGTATTTCTACTTTAAGTTCTTCTCGTGCTTCTTTGTTATTTAGTAAAACTTCTTTTAAAGCCTCCATATCAATCTTAGGCATATTAATAGAAGCAGAACCAACTCCCTGACGCCTCTGCATATCTCGTGGACCTCCTCTGCCTAATTGTTTAGTAGCCTTTGGTGGAAGTTCTTTTCTATATACTATTTGTTTATTATCAACCATGTAATTACTCCCTACTATATAATACTTCGTCAATTACTCCATATTTCTTAGCTTCTTCAGGACTTATGTAATAATCTCTTTCTAAATCCTTTTTTAATTTATTCATAGTCTTACCTGTGGTTTTTGATAATTCTGTAAGTAATATAAAATTCAATTTATTTACTTCATCCATTGTTCGTTTCATATCCTCTATATGACCTACAGCTCCACCAGAGATTTGGTGCATCATTATACGAGAATTTTTCAATGCAAAACGTTTACCTTTAGTACCCGCTGATAAAACAAAAGCAGCTGCACTAGCTGCCTGACCTACACAAATAGTAGATACATCAGGTTTTACATAATTCATAGCATCGTATATAGACAAACAAGCGGACACCTGACCGCCTGGACTATTAACATACACTGTTATATCTTTTTCGTTATTGTCTGATTCTAAAAATAGTAACTGAGCTACAACTGAATTTGCTAACGAAGATGTGAACTCTTCACCTATAAAAACTATCCTATCTTTCAACAACCTTGAATATAAATCATAAACTCTTTCACCATTACCTGACTCTTCAATAATATACGGAACTCCTGACATTTTTAATCCTCCTAAATCTTTTAATTATTTTAATTATAAAAGCGTTAGCTCATATATCTGTGTTTGTAAAACATGGACCATAATAATATTATAAATTTTATCGTTGAAAAGTTCATATCGTTTAATTATTATCCTACAAACTGTTTTACTGACCGAAAGTTAATACCAATTACTGTTGTCCTACAAACTATTTTTTAAAACTAATATTTTGTAGGGTTTCAAACGGTTTGATTCATCAAACCTTTGTACTATTCTATTACTTATTCTATTATACTATTCTGTAGCCCTATTTTTAGGGCATATACTAGCCCTATTTTTAGGGCATATACTAGCCCTATTTTTAGGGCATACTAACTACCTCATCTATGAAGTATCTATCTGTACCAAACTCAGTTAAACGACCTAGTAAATATATATTTTGTTTGTATTTTTTACCAACATTTACTCTATCGATACGTATCCATCTACGTTCAACTAGTTCGTTTACGTATCTATGTATTTTTGATCGATACCACCCTGTTTTATCCATTATTTGTGAATAACTCAGTGCACATACTAAATAACCATTATCATAATACTCTTGTTTGATTTTTTTCCATAAAGGTGTAGTCATTTTACCACGTATTAATTTACCCCTAAATAACAAATAAAGCATCATAGGACTACTTTCGTATTTATAAAAATTACTGTTATCAACTAAACCACCGGGTATCCATATTTTAAATCCATTATCTTTTAAAATTTCACATTTTGAATGATTATCTTTATTTATAGTGTTCCTGTAATCATCGATTACTTGCTCAGCCGATAAACCAAATTCATTTAACATTTAATTCTTCTCCTATCTAAGTATCTTTGTGTCTAAAAAATTGTACTAAACCATCGTCCTTTGATACATAATGAGTGCATTCTACTGTAGAATCTATATCTAGATCCATATCAGAGATTAGACACATATTCATAATAACTATATTTTCTTCACCCACTAGGCTATTACCATCATCGTCTATAAAATTCTCTGGGTGTAGTGGTATAAACACACGTCTAAACCTGTGTTGGCAGTTTTTACATAAACTTTTATTATCAGACATATTATATCCGCCGTTGTTTTAGTGATCGTACTACAGTATCCTCGTTTTTATATCCGTCTATTCTACCTTTAGCTTTAAGTCGTTTTATTTTAGCATTGATAGATTCACCATTACGCTGCTTACCCATTTTAGCAAACAATTCAATTAATTCCGATATTGTTTTAATTTTATAATTACTAATAAGTAATTTTTCCTCAGCTGGACTCCAACCCTTCCTTTGCATATACATCACCTCACATTAAAAATATATAATAAATTACAATACTTACTATTTATATTATAGTATATTTTACTAACTTTGCTAGTCTCCATATAGTTTGTTTTCAAGTTTAATTATTTTTTGTTTAATTATTCCTATTCTTTCTTTTAATAATTCATTATTTGGTTCACGTGATAACTCTTTGGTTAATAATAATTTGTGATCTCTTAAATCACTAAGTTGTTCTACATCCCATTTGCGTGATAAACCTTCTTGTTCTGTTTTTAATATCTTTTGTTGCATTTCAAATGTTTTTACTGATGATTCTTCAAATGATTTTTTCATTTCTTTAGCTGAGGCTGTGCTAAAATACCTATCTTCAAAAAATATAACACCACCACCTATAGTAGTTATTACAGCTGCTATAGCCACTAACATTTTTGATAAATTAGTTAGTTTATTAATGCCTTGCATACTTTTATCTATAAACATTTTAGTTACCTTTCAGAATGTATTTTAATATTTTAATAAATATTATATGCTTTATCCTAGTAAAAAAGCTCACCCCAACTAGTGGATATAACATAGATATGTTACCCATTATGTCTGAGATAAGCCCTTTTTTAGTTTGTTTAGGTTTAGACAGCTCTGATAGTTTCATTATTAGTCCTATACAATAAACATATATTGAAGTTGGCTGTATACCTATGCCATGTAATAATCTGGGAGAATAGGAGTCGAACCCGTATTGACTGGATCAGAACCAGCAGTCCTTCTATTGAACGA